GTATCAGGAGCAGAACGATTTAAAGATCAACCCAACAAGAATGAACATTCTCACGTAGGGGATGCGTATATGTATTTATTATTAGGCGGTGGTGAACACCGAGCTTTAACACGAGGATCAAATCCAAAATTTAGACAAGCAGTAGCTAATACGGATTTTGATATTTTTTAATGAGACTGAGTACACTCGAAAACATTTTTGGAATTAAGTTTGGAGATAACCTATCGGTTATTCCTTTTCAATCGTATCTGATTAACTTAATGGACTTACACCCTAATGATCAAATCAATGTGGACCAAATGCCCGGTTATTTGCATTATCTCGATGCAGCTGCTCGAAATGGATATGCTTATACTGTGACTGATAAGGGAAGGCCGATTGTGTGTTTTGGTGTAGCAAGACAATGGCCCGGTGTTGCCGAACTATGGTTAATCCCTGATATGAAGCTTTTATTTAAACATCGAGTAAGATTTCATAAAGGAGCAAGGAAATTTATGGAGCTTGTGGCAGATGAATTGAATCTTCACCGATTACACGTCACTGTATGTGCAAACAATCTTAGAGCTTTACAATGGATAGAAAGAATATATTTTAAGCGAGAAGGAGTATTGAAAAAATATTCGTTTGATAAAAAAGATATGATAATGTATAGTCGAATATTCGAGAGGTAACATGGGATCATTATTTAAACCACCAAGCTACAGTCCACCAGCTGAAATGGGTAAAGCTGAAGCTGCTTTAGAAGAAAGAGAAAAGAGAGCGGAAGCTGCGGAGAAAAGAGAATTAAGAAAATTATCCGCTAAAGGTAGAACACGTAGAATGGGTGGCAGATTATTATTTTCCCAAGATCGGGCCATACCACAGTTAGGGGTTAGTAATGGTATGTCTCCAGTTGCTTCGTATGTTAGACAACCCTATGAAACAAAAAGGATGGTGTAACTATGGGTGGTGTTCCAATTATAGGTGATGTAATCGACACTGTAGAAAATATTATTAATCCAAAAAAAACTACAGCTGTTACTCGACCTGAGACCGCTAAAGAAACTCAACCAGAAGCAAAACGAGATATCACAAGAACTCTTCGTAGAAGAGCATCAAGAACTCGTATTGGTGGTGGTTTAATCGGTGGTCAGTTAGCAGGTGGGCAAACAGGCAGTGATCTTAGTCCTATTCGTACTCCTAGAAACAGAAGTACCTTAGGAGGATAAGATGCCTCTCAAAAAAGGATATGGAAAAAAAACTGTATCAGAAAATATTAAGAAAGAAATGAAAAGAGGCAAACCTCAAAAACAAGCTGTTGCGATAGCTTTAGAATCAGCAAGAAGATCAAAAAGAAAAAAAGGATTAATGAATGGATAGAAAACCACAAAAGTTTATTCGTAATCCTCGTCATCGAGATTTAGAAAAAGAGAAGAAAGAAAAATCTAATGGCTAAACAAGGTTTATATTATAATATCAATAAAAGAAAAAAAGAAGGTACATCACGACCTAAATCAAAATCAACCATTTCACCGGAAGCTTATGCAAATATGAAAGCAGGGTTTCCTAAAAAGAAAAGAAGGAAAGGACTAGTAGACTAATGTTAATCAAAGGTATTGTTGTTAAAGACATCATTAAAAATTCTAAATCATGGATTCAGAATAATAAAAAATTAATCTTTACTCATTTAGTAGCATTGATGATTGGGGCTGCATTTTTTTAATGGTAGCAAAAAAGTATCAAAACCCATCAGGTGGATTAAATGAAGCTGGAAGAAAATACTTTCAACGAACCGAAGGTAGTAATCTTAAATCTCCAGTGAAGTCAGGAACTAATCCCCGTAGAATAAGTTTTGCTGCTCGATTCTCCAAAATGGCAGGACCATTAATGAAAGATGGTAAACCAACAAGATTAAAACTAGCATTAAGAGCATGGGGCTTTGGTTCAAAAGAAGCAGCTGCTAAATTTGCTGCAAACAATAAGGCATCCGCATAATGAGATTACAACCAGACATCGTTCTTAATAGATCCAATAAAGCATTCACTCGCAAAGAATTATGGCGAACAATTTATGAAGATTGTTATCGCTATGCTTTACCACAAAGAAATTTATATGAAGGTTACTATGAAGGTAATGTTCCGGGGCAAAACAAAATGAATATGATTTTTGATAGTACAGCCATTCATTCTGTTCAACGTTTTGCTAATAGAATCCAGTCGGGCCTCTTTCCTCCTTACAAAAAATGGTGTCGACTGGAACCCGGTAATGAGATACCCGCAGATCGTAGAGCAGAAGTACAATCAGCATTAGATATTTATATGGAAAAAATGTTTAGTGTTTTACGTCAATCTAATTTTGATTTAGCGATTGGTGAGTTCTTATTAGATTTATCTGTAGGTACTGCTGCCATGTTAATTCAACCCGGTGATGATATTAATCCTGTACAATTTACTCCTGTGCCTCAGTACTTAATTGCTTTAGAAGAAGGACCAAGTGGTTCTGTTGATAACGTTTATCGTAAATATAAAATTAGAGCAGAAGCAATCACAAGAGAATTTCCTGATGCTGAGATATCAGAAACATTCAAACAGATGATTGATGACAAACCTCAAGAGATGATTGAACTCATTGAAGCAGTTATTGTGGATACAGAAAGACAAGATTATTCGTATCACATCATCCATGAAAAAACCAAAGAAGAAATTGTCTATCGTAAGATGGATCAATCACCTTGGGTAGTTGCTCGTTATATGAAAGTTCCCGGAGAAGTATTTGGTAGAGGTCCTTTGGTCACAGCTTTACCAGATATTAAAACACTGAACAAAACTTTAGAACTCCTCCTAAAAAATGCATCCATAGCTTGTGCTGGGGTTTACACAGCTGCGGATGATGGTGTTATCAATCCCTCTAATATACGAATCACTCCGGGATCAATTATTCCTGTTGCTAGAAATGGTGGACCACAAGGAGCATCTTTAGCTCCTCTACCAAGATCCGGTGACTTTAATGTATCACAAATTGTCATTAATGACTTACGAATGAATATCAAGAAAACATTATTAGATGATAGTTTACCACCCGACAATATGTCAGCTCGATCAGCAACAGAGATTGTTGAACGAATGAAAGAATTAGCTCAAAATATGGGTGCTGCTTTTGGTAGATTAATTACTGAAACAATGGTTCCAATTATTCGTAGAGTACTATACATTATGGATCAGAAAGGATTGATTCAATTACCTCTAAAAGTAAACGGACTAGAAATTAAAGTTACTCCTGTTAGTCCTTTAGCAAAAGCACAAAATCTTGATGAAGTAAACGAAGTGATGCAGTTCTATCAAATTGCAAATGCGTTAGGCCCCGGTGGTGTTGCTGAAATCAAACCTGATGCAATCGCAACTTATGTAGGAGACAAACTAGGTATTCCTTCTGAGTTAAGAACTTCACCTGAAGAGAAACAAAAGATTCAACAACAAACAATGGAAATGTTAAAAGCACAGTCAACACAAATTATGCAAGGTGCTGCTAATGTTCCTGATCAAGCTCCTCAAGGAGCAGTGCAAGAACCGGTAGAGGCAATCGAAGAACAACTTAAATAATGACACAAGGCTGGGAAGGATTACGAGTTTTAGACAATCCGTCTAAAAACGAAACGAAGAATAAGCAAGTCGAAATCGACAAAGCTTTCGCAAGAACTTTCGAAACCGAAGAAGGAAAAAAAGTTTTAGAATTTTTAATTCACAAAACTTTAAATCAACCGACTTGGGTTCCGGGTGGAGATCACTCTTTTGGATATGTGAGAGAAGGTCAGAATAGTGTTATACGGGAAATACAACAAAGAATAGAAAGGGCAAAACAATGATCGAAGAAAAGCTACATGAAGAAGGCCTAATGGCCAATGCTGATGCACAAATGCAAGAAGCACCAAATCCAGAAGAAACAGTCGTTCCTCACTTAGAGGGAGACAACAAAGAACAAACTGTCGAAGAGGCAAAAGCAGCAGAGGCAGCAGCCATTTTAGAAAAACCAGAATATTTAGAAGATAAATTTTGGGATGAAAAATCAGGTGTAAAGATTGAAGAACTCAACAACTCTTATAAAGAGCTACAAAAGAAATTTTCTATGGGAGAACACAAAGCACCCAAGGAATATGATTTATCATCTTTAGATGGTATTGATATTGAAAATGATGAACTAGCTCAATATTTTATGGATTGGGCAAAAGAGAATAAACCAACACAAGCAGCATTCGATAATCTTGTTGGTAAGTTCAAAGAGTTATCAATGGCTCAAGAACAAGCAGACACTATTAATGTTGAGGTAGAAACCAAAGCTTTAGGTCCTAATGCCGATCAAATCATTAATGGTATCAAACAATGGGGCCAAGGTCTAGTCTCTAAAGGAGTATGGTCCGATGATGATTTTGAAGAGTTTAAAGTATTTGCAGCTACAGCTAATGGTATTAATGCTCTTAATAAAATCAGAAAATACTATGGTGAACAAACAATTCCTACTGCACCCGCAGATGTAGATGGCACTGTAAGTCAACAAGAACTTTACGAGATGGTGGCAGATCCTAAATATAAATCAGATCCTACCTTCCGTAGAAAAGTTGAAGAGCAGTTTGCTAGAGCTTTCCCCGGTAGAGTAAGTAACGAATATTAAAATAGATATTGTAAAACTATTTATTTTATACTATCTTCGGAATTGAAGATAACCTTTATGGCCTTCTGGCTGGTGGGCAACTACACCAATTTTTTGTCAGCCGGGCTTACCCGACAACTGCAATAACTAAATTAATTGTGTAAACAAAGGAGATAACAATGGCACAATCTATAACTAATGCTTTTGTAACTTTGTTTGATGCCGAGGTAAAACAAGCATACCAAGGAGAAAGTTCAATCCTAGGATGTGTAAGGCTAAGACAAGGTGTACAAGGCAACACTTACAAATTCCCAAAATTGGGAAAAGGTAGTGCTACTGCTCGTATCCCTCAGACAGATGTAACACCATTAAACGTTACTTATTCACAAGTAACTGCTACAATGAATGATTACAATGCTGCTGAGTACTCAGACATTTTTCATCAAGCAAAAGTAAACTTTGATGAGAGACAAGAGCTCGTGCAAGTAGTATCAAAAGCAATCGGAAGAAGAATGGATCAACTCATCATTGATGCGTTAGATGCAGCATCTTCTCCATCAACAGTGGCTAAAACAGTCGTAACTTCAGGATCAGCAACAGCTTCTAACTTAAACGTTGGTAAGCTTATTGCTGCTAAAAAAGCTCTAGACGCTAACAACGTTCCGTTTGATGACAGACATATCGTTGTTCATGCTAACTCATTATCTGGTTTATTAGGTGATGAAAGAGCAATTTCTGGAGACTATGCTTCTGTAAAAGCTCTAGTATCAGGTGAGATCAACACATTCTTAGGATTCAAGTTCTATGTACTTGGAGACAGAGATGAAGGTGGCTTACCATTATCAACAAATGACAGAACAGTTTTTGCATTCCACAGATCAGCTATCGGTATGGCAGTAAACATGAATCAGAAAACTGAGATCAACTATGTTCCTGAGAAAACTTCTTTCTTAGTAAACTCTATGTTCTCAGCTGGTTCAGTTGCTATCGATGATGAAGGTATTGTAAAAATTACCTGTGACGAAAGCTAAGAGAGGAGATAATTATGGCGTTTGATAAAACAAAACTTCAACCTATCGGTGGTCAAGCAAAAGCTGGTAATGCTCCTCAAATGTGGAGTTACACAGCTCCTGATGCAGATGCAATCGCAGCTATTATAGCTTCTGGGTATTTTAATAATGCTTCAGATTTATTAAAAGTTGGCGATCTCATCTACGTTTGGGATAGCTCTGTACCAACAGCAAGTCTTATTGTTGTTAATTCGAATGCTTCTGGTGTCGTAGACACAACAGATGCAACAGCATTAACAGTAACAGACGGATCATAATAACTATAATGGGGAGGCCCTTCGGGGCCTCTTCCTTTAAGGAGTTAAAATGGCTAGTGGCGATACAAACATCTCGATCTGTAATCAAGCATTACAATTATTAGGTTCAGATACAATCTCATCTTTTACAGATGATTCTAATGATGCAGCTTCAATCTGTAACAATATGTACGACACAATCAAAAGGCAAACATTGGCCATGTATCCTTGGTCCTTTGCATTAAAAAAAATACAACTAGCAAGATCCTCAACTACTCCTATTAATGAATGGAGCTATCAATACGATTTACCTGCGAATGCAGTGGCAGCTTCTCCTTTACAAGTTTACAATTCTAGTTCAACTAGAGTATTACCAATTCAAAATTATGAAATTATCTATACTGCTTCAGGACCAGCAATAGCAACCAATGAAGAAAATATTTATATTGATTATGTTACTTCTGATTTATCGGAAGGTTTAATGCCTTCTTATTTTGTCCAATTATTAGTTTATATGATTGCATGGCACTTAGCAGAGCCAGTGACTGATCAAATTACAAAAGCAGATTATTGGAAAAAAGTAGCAGTGGGTACAGAGATCGAAAATGGTAGGGGTGGGTATTTTCGTCAAGC